AAAAATTAATAATAAAGTTTATTTTAATCCTAAACAGTCAGTTGGTCTTGGAACAACAGCAGGAATTGGAATATCAACCAATTTTATAATTGGTGAAGTTACGAAATCAATCTCTATTCCAACCCAATCAATTTATTTACCAGATCATCCATTTAAAACTGGTGATCAATTAACCCTGACAAAAACCTCTGCAGGAGCAGCTCTAATTGTATCTCAAGAACCTACAAGTTCGACATTTAATCTTCCACAAACTGGTAATACTCAAACAGTATACGCTATTAATAAGTCGAAAAATTATATTGGTCTAACAACATCAGTTGGATTAACCACTAATACTGATGGATTGTATTTTTCATCAAATGGTTCTGATAACTATGAATATTCGCTGCAAACAAATTATACACAAGTAACTGGAAAGTCTGAGAAAATAACTGCAGTTGTGTCAGTTTCAACTTCTCATCAAATGAATAATGGTGATATTGTAACTCTAGAAGTGAAACCAAATACTACAGTTGGATTTGGAACTACTAGTGTAATTGATGTTAGATACAACCCAACAATTGATAAAATTGTTTTCAACCCAATTGGATTTACTTCTGCAGGAATTAACACTTCTAATAGTACAATTTCTATAGGAGCTTCTCATCTTAATACTGGAGATAAGGTTTTCTATACAGCATCTGATACTATTGCTTCTGGATTAACCTCATCAACGTACTTTATCTACAAAATTGATGATAATACTATAAAACTTGCTGAAACACATAAAGATATAGAAGGACCATATCCAACTACGGTTTCTATTATTGGTATTGGTGGAAGTCAACATCAATTGCAGATTGTAAATCCTCCAGTAAAAGTACAAAATAATTCAGATTTAAAATTTGATCTTTCACATTCCTCTCTATCTGGATATAAGTTAAAACTCTTCTACGATAAAGAGTTTAATAACGAGTTTATTTCTGTTGGAAATACAACAAACTTCAATATTTTAGGTATCGGAACAGTTGGTGTTGGCACTACAGCATCGCTAACACTAAAACATTCTGAAGGTCTGCCATTAGAATTATTCTACGCTGTAGAAAAGTCTGGTTTCATTAGCACTGCTGATACTGAAGTTAAAAACTATTCGAAGATTAGTTTTGTAGATAATGAGTATAACGGTACTTACACAATTTCTGGTGTTGGGTCTACAACGTTCTCCGTTTCACTATCCAAAGTTCCGAATGAGACATTCTTGTCGTCTTCTAATACGGATGTATTAAAGTATTCGACAACTTCTCTTACTGCATCTGGTGGAATTAAGAAAATTAGAAATATTTTTGGTGGATATAATTATAATTCCATACCTGGATTTTCTTCAGTTACAAGTGCTAATGGTCAAGATGCAAATATTGTTGCCATAAGCGATCAAATAGGAAAAATTAATAAAATTAGAATACTAGAACAAGGATTCGAATATCCTTCTGATAAAACTTTAAGACCAGATGCATATGTTTCACCAACATATTATCTTTCCAATTCAAATACTATTGAATCAGTAACTGTTGTTAGTGGCGGTAAGAACTATTCAACTCCACCAAATCTAATCATAGTAGATCCAGCAACAAATTCTCTTGTAAACAACGATTCTTTAACTTGCACCTTGAATGGAACTGCTGTAGGATCTGTTAATGTGCTTTATCCTCCAAAAGGATTATCTTCTTCGCAACAAAATATAGTTGCAATTAACAATAGCAATGGAGTTGGAATCAATACTATTATTTCATCCCCTGCTGGAATCGTTACGTGCTTCTTAACAACTCCATTAACTGGATTTACAACAGCAGTATTTGCTACAGGAGATAAGATTTTCATAGAAAACATTCAAAAGAATGATTCTACTGGAACTGGATTTAATTCTGCCGATTATGGATATAGATTCTTCACTGTAAGTAACTACGTAAATTCTAATCCAGCAAGATTAGAATTCAGTGTTGCTGGTCTTACAACTAACGCAGGATTAGCAAAAACTTCACAAAGTAGTTATGCTTTTGTAGTTAATCAAAATGATTATCCAATTTTTGAACCAATTCAAGGATTTTCTAAGTTTTTACTAGATGAACAAATCCTAGTAAAATCTTCTACAGGAACATCTTTTGTTGAAAGAGATCTATTCGTTCAAATATCAGAAAGAGACTATGTTAAGTTCTTAGGAACTTACAGTCAAATCAGAGTTGGAGATCTTATAAAGGGTAAGAAATCTGGAGTTATTGCAACAATTTCAGATATTGAAGATAGAAAAGCAAAATTCAATATTGATTATTCTGTCAAAAAAGATAATGGATGGTCAACTGATACTGGAAAATTAAATACTCTTTCACAAGTTTCTCCAGATAACGACTACTATCAAAATATGTCGTATTCCATTAGGAGTACAGTTCAATACGAAGAAATAGTCAATTCAGTTAATAGACTTCTTCACCCTAGTGGAATGAAGAATTTTGCAGATACTCAGATTAATTCTAGACCTAATAGAGTATCAATTGCTTCCTCCACAAATGATATAATTGTTCTGGATGTTATTGATGAAAAACGAGTTGATACCATCAATTATTTTGATTTATCTTTGGATGTAGATACAGTATCCACAAGATCTAAATTCATTAAATTTAAAAATAAAAAGTTAACTGATTATGTAAAGTGTTCAACTAATAGAGTTCTCTTGATAGACGACATAAGTGGAAGTTTCCAGAATACAAATGCTAATCTGAATACTTACACGTATATGGATCTAATTGAAGGTAGTTTTGTAAAATACCTTTATCAAATTTCCGATATTGAGCAAAATATTAGACAAGTTGGAGAAGTAGTAGCACTTTATACAAATGATAATGTCTACAGTCTATCAAAATCTTTAGTCGCTAGTGGAATAACCACTGCAACACAGACTACTATTGGTCAAGTTGTTGCTGATAAAGACTCTTTTGATATTGCCTCGTTAAGATTTATTCCTACAGATCCATACAATAGAGATTATGATATTAAAGTATTAAAAACAGAATTTAATAGTGATCTTCCTGGAATAGGAACTCAGTCTGTTGGATTCATAAATCTCAGCGGTATCAACACTAGTGCTGGAATTGGAACCACAGTAACTGTGTTTTCGGCATCAACATCATCCAATAAGGGTATTTTTGCCAATATTCAGGTGATTAATTCAGCAACTCAAGAAATGAACTATGTTGAGTTGTACATAGATCACGATGGAACAAATACTTACACTTCAGAATACTATTTTGATACTACTTCTGGTATAACAACTAGTCAAATTGGAATATTCCAACCAACAATAAGTTCTGGTTCTATAAGATTAGATTATTATAATAATACGTCAAATGCAGTTTCAATCAGAAGCAAAATTGTTGGTTTTGGAACGACTGCAGTAGGTGTTGGTACGTATAGATTTTTAAGTTCAGGTCAAATTAGTGGGAACGAAAGAAGTGCCTACTATCAGTCAAATTATAATGTATCCTCTGGCACAACCTCAGTTATTGGTGTTAGCACTGAAAATATTTTAACTGTTAAATCCACAGTCAAAGTTTCTTATGGAAACACCAGTTCTTTACACCAGGTTATCATGTCATATGATGGCACTGATACAAATGTTTCCCAATATCCTTTCCTATCAATTGGTAGTACAAACGGAATAGGTACTTTTGGAGGAAGTTTAACTGGATCTAATGTAATTTTGGCGTTCTATCCAGATACTTACGTAGGTTCTGCCAATGTTTTAGTTCAGAGTTTTAATGAAATTTTATATTCTGCCAACGACAATGATAATGAAGCACCGAACTTAGACTATGGTTCAGTAAGAGATTCAATAAAATTATCTCAATATAGCGGTTTAAATGGATCAAGAGTTAATAAAAAATCTTTTGATCTGAAGTTTGAAGGAACACCTATTTTTAGCAAAACGTTTAATCCATCTTCCACTGCTGTTTTGAATCCAGTAACTGGTGTTTTTCAAATTAATGACCACTTCTTTAGCACTGGAGAACAACTGACGTATACACCCGATTCAACATTGATTGGTGTTGCAGCAACTGCAGTTGGAATTGGATCTACTGCCACTCAGATTTCTGGTGGAGTTGGAATTGGAACAACCAATATTTTACCATCAACGGTTTATGCAATTAAACTTGATAATGACAGTTTTAAAATTGCAACAACACCAACATATGCTTCTGCAGGTATAGGTGTAACATTTACATCTCTAGGTGGTGGAAATGCCCATAAACTAACAATGTCTAAGAGAAATGAAAAATCTATCATTACCTTAGACGGAGTTATCCAGAAACCATTGACGTTTACACCTTTAAGTTATAGTTTGGTCAATAATGGCGGGCAAATTGGAACAGCATCTTCCATATTTGCTCTATCGGGAGTTTCTTCTATTAGACCAAGAGATATCCTTAAAATTGATAATGAATATATGGATGTTATTTCAGTTGGAATAGGAACTTCTGTAACTGGACCAGTAAGTGGATTAGGAACTTATCCCCTTGTTTCTGTATCTAGAGCAGTTGTTGGATCTTCTGTAGCAACTCACACGGACGGAACTTCTGTAAGAGTATACAGAGGATCATATAATATTGAAGGTAGTACGATTTATTTTACTGATGCTCCTTATGGAAATGCTGGAATAACCAAGAATCCAACAACACAATTATCATATGTAAGATCAACTTTTGATGGTAGAGTTTATTTGAGACAAAATTATTCAACAAATTACATATATGATGATATTTCAGATAACTTTACCGGTATCGGTAGAACATTTAATGTTACAGTTCAAGGTATAAACACAACTGGAGTAAATACGACTGCCGTTCTCTTAATCAATGATGTCTTCCAGACACCAACCACAGAAAATAATGCTGGAAACAATTATGAATTTATTCCTTCATCGTCTTCTGGTGTGTCTACTGTTAGATTTACTGGAATAACTTCATCAAACAATGCACTTATTATTTCAGACTATGACGTTAATCAAAACCAAATTCCAAGAGGTGGTGTTATTGTTTCTCTCGGATCTACTAACGGGTTAGGATTTGCTCCTTTAGTCGGTGCTTCAGTAACAGCGGTAGTTGGAGCTGGAGGAAGTATTATCTCAGTTGGACTTGGAACTACTGATAGAGTTGGATCTGGATACTATGGTACAGTTTCCATAGGAGTAAGTGAAACGTCACATTCAGTTGGTCTTGGTTCAACTGCCATAATTTTAGCAACGGTAGGTGCTGGTGGAACACTTTCGTTCACTGTAAGTTATGGTGGAACTGGATACACAAATCCAAAAATTAGCATACCAGAACCTTCCTATTCAAATCTACCAGTAACAGGAGTTTCTAGATTTGGTATTGGAGCAACTACAGACACTGGATCTTCTCTACTAATTTCTTTAGATGTTGGAGCTTCTTCAACAACTGGAATTGGATCAACACTATTTGAAGTAAAGTCATTTAAGATATCCAGACCTGGATATGGGTTTAGAATTGGAGATGTATTCAAACCAGTTGGATTAGTAACTACAAAAGGATTGGCAGCTCCTCTGGCAGATTTTGAACTAACTGTTTTAGATATCTTTACCGATTCATTCGCTGCTTGGCAATTTGGTGATCTAGACTTTATTGATCCAATCACAGCACTGCAAGATGGATCTAGAAAGAGATTCCCCTTATATTATAATGCTCAACTTCTTTCTTTTGAAATAGATGCCGCTGATCCAGATTCAGTTGATATTGATCTAAACACAGTTTTACTTGTTTTCAGAAATGGTGTTATTCAAAAACCAGGTGAAGCATATGAATATGATGGCGGTACGTCTATTATGTTCTCAGAAGCACCAAGAGTTGAAGATAAACTAGCAATTTTCTTCTACAGAGGAACAACAGGAGTTGATACTGTACAAGTAGATGTAACAGAAACTATCAAAATAGGTGATGATGTTCAAATATTTAAAAATGATAACTATCAGGGAACAGTAGATCAAGAGATCAGAAGAGTTGATGATTTGAGTGGATCTGATAGAATTGAAACCAACATCTATTCTGGACCAGGTATTGATACAAACAACTACAAACCTTTATTCTGGACAAAACAAAAAGTCGATAAAATTATAAATGGAGATTTCGTATATAAGAGTAGAGATTCGATTGAAGGACAAATTTATCCAACTGCTAGAGTAATTAAAAATATTTCCTCTGGTGACACAGAAATCTTTGTAGATGATGTTCAATTGTTTGATTATGAAAAAGATGTAAGCAGCACATCTATTGCAGGATTTAGTGTACTTCTTGCACAGGATGCTGGATTAGTTTCGGCAGGAATAACTGCTACAGTATCTGCTGCAGGAACTATATCTGCACTAACAATTACAAATCCTGGTGCTGGATATACTGGAACGGTCAATATTAAAATAGCATCTCCTAACAGAATTGGAGTTGGTATTGGTACAACTGCTACAGCAACAGTTTCAATATCTGGTGGTTCGATTTCTTCACCAGTGATAGTAAATCCAGGTCTAGGGTATACTCAGTCTGTACCACCAAGTGTAATTGTTGAAGCACCTTCTCCTAAGATTGAAACTATAACAAACATTAGTAGTTCTGAGGTTATGGGATTCTCTGGAATTATAACAGGAATAACAACTTCAGCAGGAACTGGCGGACATCCTCTTGCTCTTAAATTGTTCCTCAATTCTACAGTTTCAGCAACCCCATTTGCTGATCTATCGGTAGGATATCCAATATTTGTTTTTGAAACTGGAGTTGGATCGGGAGTTACTTCTGTTGACGGTGGAAATTCCTCAATTGTTGGAATTGGAACTTCTTTCTTAGATAATATCTATTATATCAAATCAATATCCGCTTCTGGACAAAATGCTCAAGTAATTACTAATATCCATTCTGGAACTTCGGTGGTTGGATTGGCAACAACTGCAATTTCTTCTGCTGTTCCAGTAGGAAGATTCTCTTGGGGAAGACTATTCGATGTGTCCAGATCACCTTCACCAGTTTCAATTGGAGTTACTGGATTGACAATAGATTCGGGATTATCAACATTCCCAACTATTCAAAGAAGAGGGTATGGTTTAAGAGATAAAGGACCTCTCAAGAAAACCTTCGGATAACAATATAAATATAGAAAAAAACCTGTAAATATGTCCTCAATTGTAACAGATCAATTTAGAATACTAAATGCTGAAAATTTTGTAGAATCTGTTGAGAACACTGCTAATTCATATTATGTGTTTGTTGGATTACCCAATGCAACACAAGTAGGTTTTGGTAGAACTTCCAATTGGAACACAAGTGTTCCAAATCCAGTAGACAACTTTACATATTTGTCTCATACTGGCGATGTGTCTTTATATGGCAAAAAAGTATCCTCTTCTACTGTACGTAGAATTATTCGTAGAATAGATTGGGCAAGAGGAGTAAAATATGAAATGTACAGACATGATTATTCTTTAACTTCTCCTTCGCCTATAACATCATCTTCTAGATTATATGATGCAAACTATTATGTTATGAATAGTCAATATAAAGTTTATATTTGTATTGACAACGGTTCCTCTGGAATTAGCACCACTGGTAATGCATCTCAAGATGAACCTACTTTTACAGATTTAGAACCATCAAAAGCGGGTGATAGTGGAGATGGATATGTTTGGAAATATTTGTTTACTGTTAATCCAAGTGATATTGTAAAATTTGATTCCACAGAATATATTACCTTACCAAGCGATTGGGAATCATCAACTGACTCACAAATTCAAGCGGTAAGAGAAAACGGAGATTCAACAATTAATGAAAACCAAATTAAAAAGGTTTACATTGAAAGACAAGGTTCAAATTATTCAAATGGATTAGGTCAAGAAGTCAATATTCTTGGAGATGGAACTGGTGCAAAAGTTCTTATTGATGTTGTCAATGGAAGAATAACGAATACAACCGTTTCTGCTGGTGGAAAGGGATACACTTATGGAATGGTGGATTTAGGATCTATAAATTCAAATTCGTCATCAGATTTTGCTAAATTAATTCCAATCATACCACCTTCAAGAGGTCATGGTTATGATATTTACAAAGAACTTGGTGCAGATAAAGTTTTAGTTTATTCAAGATTTGACGATTCAACAAAAGATTTTCCAACAGATACAAAGTTTGCCCAAGTTGGAATTGTTAAAAATCCAACTTCTATAGGATCTACGACAATATACTCTGGCAGTCAATATTCTTCCACTTATGCATTAAAGTTTTCGTCTACTTCTGGAACACCTTCAGTTGGAGATAAAATACAGCAAGTTGTGACTAATGGAATTGCCTATGGTTGGGTTGCTTCATATGATAGTGAAACTAAAGTTATGAAGTATATTCAAGATCGTTCTTTATACTTCAATCAAACTACTCTAGATCAGAAAGATTACGTTGGAGTTTCAACTTCTTCCAAAGTTTTAGATTTTCAATCGTCTGGCAATCAAATAACTGCTTCACCAAGTGGATTTAGTGCATCTGTTGATACCAATTTTACAGGAATAAGTACAAATCCAACAGGAAATAAAGTTATAAATCTTGGAGTTAATTTCACATCTGGTCTTGCGACTCCTGAGATAAATAAAGGGTCGGGTGATATTATTTACCTAGATAATCGAGCGATAATTACTCGAAACACTCGCCAAAAAGAAGATATTAAAATCATACTGGAATTCTAAAGATGTCCCAAAAAACAGACTTAAATATCAGTCCTTACTTTGATGATTTTGATGCAGATAAGAACTTTTATAAAGTTCTGTTTAAACCTGGATATCCTGTTCAAGCAAGAGAATTAACGACACTCCAGTCAATACTTCAGAATCAGATAGAGTCTTTTGGTAGTCATATTTTTAAAGAAGGATCCATGGTTATCCCTGGATCTGTTACATACGATAGTGAGTATTTTTCTTTAAAAATTCAAGAGACACATTTAGGAATAGATGTAACTTTATACTTAGATGAATTACTTGGGAAGCGTTTAGAGGGTCAAACTTCAGGTGTTGTTGCCGTTGTTAATAATTATAGCGTACCACCTCAAGATGATGTTGAGAATATTACTCTTTATATCAAATACGTTTCTTCCGGTACTGATTTTCAAAGAACAACCTTTTTGGAAGATGAAAATTTAGTCATAAACGAAAATATCACTTATAATAATGGTGCTACAGTAATCAATTCTGGAGATACTGTTGCGACTGTTCTTGGAAATAATCCAAATGCTATTGGTTCTGCAGTTGGAATGAACCAAGGCATTTACTTTATGAGGGGATGTTTTGTAAATGTTGGTGTTTCAACAGTAATCCTAGATCCATATGCAAATAACGGTTCGTATAGAGTTGGTCTGAGTATTTTTGAAGAGTTAGTAACCTCAGACGATGATGATAGTTTAAATGATAATGCTCGTGGATTTTCTAATTATGCTTCTCCAGGGGCGGATAGATTTAAAATAAGTGCTATTTTATCTAAAAAAGATATAGACGATCTAGACGATAAAGACTTTATAGAATTAATCAGAATTAAAAATGGAGAAATAAGAAAACTTCAAGATAAATCAACTTATTCTATTATTAAAGATTATTTTGCAAAAAGAACTTATGATGAATCTGGAAATTATGCCGTAACTCCTTTTGCAGTAGATGTTCTAAATTCTCTTAACGATAGAATTTCAAACGAAGGCATATATTTACCATCAGAAAAAACAGATCAGGGTAATACTCCATCTGATGATTTAATGTGCGTAAAAATTTCTCCAGGAACGGCTTACGTTCGTGGATTTGATTATGATTATGCTGGTAGCACTATTATTGATATAGAAAAACCAAGAGATACTCAATCTGTTCCTACTTCTTTAGTTCCTTTTGAGATGGGAAATCTCTTAAGAGTTAATAATGTTAGTGGAACACCATTTGTTGGAATCAACTCTGCACTTAACACAGTTGATTTATACAATCAAAGAAAAAATTCTACTGTAGCTGGAACTGGAACCTCAATTGGAAAAGCAAGAATATACTCTTTCTCTTTGACTGACGCAACTTACAGTAACGCTTCAACTGAGTGGGATTTATACTTATTTGACGTTCAAACGTACACTGAACTGACTCTCAATCAGTCGCTAACCTCTGCCGAGTGCTCAGCAACCTCATTTATTCGTGGTGCCAGTAGCGGAGCATCTGGATACGTTGTAGACGCTGCTGCTGGTAGCACAGTAATTAAGTTATCTCAAACATCAGGAACTTTCATTCAAGGTGAAAGTGTAATTATCAATGAGTCCCCTGTTCTTCGTAGAGTAATTAGGTCTATTAAAGCATATAATGTTCAAGATATCAAATCAGTTTATCAAGATTCTACAGCAATATCTTCCGGATTAAAAACAGATTTTGTTGCCGATACGGTTCTTTATAAGTTTACTCCAAATAACTTTACAGTTACTGATAGACTGTCAATTAACTCTGCCGGAATAGCAACTTGTCCAGGTAAAGTTTTTACTGGGATTAGAAGTGATGCAATCATTAGATATCAAAGAGTAGGATTTGTCACAGAAACTTTTAACAGAGTTGTTTCAGTTTCTTCTGATGGTAGAACCATGCAGTTGGCATCTGTTCCAACAATTGCTAATATTTGCGATGGAGCACTTCCAACTACAGGAATAACCACAACGGAAGCTACTTTTACCATAGGTATTCCTGATATTAAAAATTCTGAAAATGCTTCGTTGTATACACCTTTGAATGCAAGAAATATTTCTTCAGTTGATCTTTCTGGATCCAATTTAGTAATCACAACACAAGTTAGAGAAAGAAGCACAAATTCTGTTGGATCTTTAACTATTAATATTACAGATACTAATGTAACAACTGGTTATTTTGAAGCTTTTGATGCTGAAAGATATTCAGTATTTTATATTGATGGAACAATTCAACAATTAAGATCTGATCAAGTCACGATTTCAAACGACGGTCAACAAGTTGTATTTTCAGGATTAACTCCAAGTCAAACTAATAATGTAACAGTTAATGTAACAGTAAGAAAGCAAGTAATTAAAAATAGAACTAAGAATTTAGTAAGAAGTGAAAAAGTAACAGTTAATAAAACAATATCTGGTATTTCAACAACCATAAGTGGATTGTCTACCAGTAGTGCTTATGGATTGAGAGTTGAAGATAAGGAAATTTCTCTTAACTTACCAGATGTTGTCAATGTTATTGCCGTTTACGAATCTTTAGACACTTCGGCACCAACTTTAGATAAATTAACATTTGTTTCTGGATTAAACCTCGATACTGCATCAATTCTAGGTGAAAAAATTGTAGGATCTACCAGCGGATCTATAGCACAGTTAGTTACCAGATCTTCTTCAACAGAAGTTGAGATTGTCTATCTAAATTCAAAAAGATTCATAGTTGGAGAAAATGTAATTTTTGAAGAATCAAAAATTACTTCTAACATACAAACAATTACCGCAGGAAGTTATCTTGACATCACTACCAACTATAAGTTGGATAAAGGGCAAAAGGATCAATACTATGACTACTCTAAGATAGTAAGACAGACTGATGCCAATCCACCAACAAAGCAATTATTAGTAATATTCAATTATTATGAAATACCATCAAGTGATCTTGGTGATATCATAACTGTCAATTCGTATGACTACGATAGATTTGCTTCTGATGTTCCTATTTTATCAAATGGATTGAGATCTTCAGATACACTTGATTTTAGACCAAGAGTTCAAAGATTTACATCTACAACAAACTCTCCGTTTGATTTTTCAAGCAGAGTATTTACGACGCTACAAAATTCCCAAATAGTATCTCCAGATGAAAGTTCACTACTTGGATATAGTTATTACTTACCAAGAATTGACAGAGTAGTTTTAAATAAATTTGGTCAATTTACAGTTATTAAAGGAGTATCTTCTGTTGATCCAAAAGTCCCTCTAAATGTTGAAGAGACGATGGATATTGCAACCATTACTCTTCCAGCATACCTGTATAATCCAGATGATGCAAAAATTGTATTAGTTGATAATAGACGCTATACAATGAGAGATATTGGTAAATTAGAGGATAGAATTGAAAATCTGGAAATTACAACTTCTTTATCTTTACTAGAATTAGACACCAAAACTTTACAAGTACAAGATGATCTTGGTTTAACAAGATTTAAATCTGGATTTTTTGCAGATGACTTTAAAAATACAGACTTATTAGATATAACAAACACAGATTTAAAATGTGATGTTCAAAATAGCGAACTTTCTAGTACAGTTGATTATTGGTCAGTAAAACCAAGAATTGCCTTATCTCCAAACTTTAATGCCGATACTTCGGACTATTCTCAGAATCTAACCTTACTTGACTCAAATGTACGTAAAACTGGAGAACTGATTACTTTAAATTACAATGAAGTTGGTTGGTTAGAACAACCAATAGCTACCGAAGTTGAAAATGTTAATCCCTTTAACGTAATTGAATATGTTGGATTAGTTTCTCTCAATCCAAAATCTGATGAATGGGAGAGAGTAATCAGAATTAGAATTGATGGAGGTACAAGACGCATTGCAACTCCTCATGGTCCTAGAAGAGAGCAAACCGCCACGGTTACAAATACATTCCAAGAAGATCCATACGCAAGATCTAGAAATGTTCAATTCTATGGTCAAGGATTAAAACCATTAACACAACATTATATTTCTTTGGATAGCATTAGTTCAATTGACTATGTTCCAAAACTAATTGAAATATCGATGATTTCTGGATCATTTAATGTTGGTGAAGATGTTGAGGGATATGTTGCTGGTCTCAAAACAATTACTTTCAGAACAGCAAGACCAGATCATAAATCAGGAAACTATTCAAGTCCTACAAAAACATACAACGCCAATCCATACAATAGAACTATTTCTCTTCCAACTGCATATTCTGCTTCATCGACAATCTTAAACGTTGATACTTTCTCTTTAGCGGAAGAATCGGTAGGAAAATATGGTGGATATATTGAAATTGGAGTTAAACTGGTAGGAAAAACAAGTGGAGCAGTTGCCACAGTTTCCAATATTCGTCTAATATCTGATACTTTTGGAGATATTCTAGGAACGTTCTTCATTAGAGATCCTAATGTAACTCCACCTCCTTTGGTTAGAGTTAGAACAGGTGATAGAGTATTTAAAATTACTGCAAATCCTTCAAGTGTTCCACCTTTACCAGGAGATTTACGTCTTTCTTCTAACGCAGAAACTGTTTATCAGACAAGAGGAACAATTAGGACTGAAACAACAGTCGTAACAACTGTAGAAAGATATGATCCACTTGCACAATCATTTACAGTAGATGAAACTGGAGCGTATCTTAGCTCTGTAGATGTTTATTTTGGTTCAAAAGATGAAGTTGAAAAACTACAGGTACAAGTAAGAACCGTTGAACTTGGAACTCCAACATTGAATCTTGTAAATGAATTTGCAACTGTAACTTTAGAACCTTCTGATATTACAGTTACATCTGATGCTTCTGTTCCAACCAGAATTACTTTCCCATCGCCAATTTATCTAGAACCAAAAAATGAGTACGCTTTAGTATTCTTAGCACCAAGTAGTGATAATTATACTCTTTGGATTGCTACGATGGGCAAGAAGAGTATAAACACAAGCACATTACCTTCTGCTGAAAGCGTTGTTTATGCAAGACAGTATCTTGGCGGTAGTTTGTTTAGATCTCAAAATGGAAGTATTTGGACAGCAAATCAATTCCAAGATCTGAAATTTAAGTTATATAAGTGTAACTTCACATCCACTTCTGGAGATGTTGTATTCTACAATCCACCTTTACGAGCAGGTGAAAATATTATTCAAAAACTAATTGAAAATCCAATTACTTCTTATCCAAGAAAATTAAAAGTTGGTATAACAACAACCACAACAATGTCATCGATATTGACAGTTGGTAAAAAAATAAGTCATGGATCAGTTTCTGCTCCAGGAAGCTATGGATATATTGAAAATATTGGATCCAGATTAAACGGTGCTGGAAGTGGGATTAGCACTACAAATGTTGGAGCTGGATATTCTGATGGAACCTTTAGTGGAGTTTCACTATACAACATTACTGGTAATGGTAGTGGAGCAACAGCAACAATTGTTTTCAGCAATGGTCAAGTAAGCACTTTAAGTGTCGGTTCCACAGGAAATGGTTATGTTGTTGGTGATATATTAGGAATAACAACTAGCAACGTTGTTAGAGGTTCTGGAGCACAACTCACTGTAAGAACAATCGACGGTATCGATACACTTTACTTAACTGGTGTTCAGGGTGAATCCTTTACTAGCGGCGAAGATTTAATTTATTATGATTCTTCAACTGCTGTAGCAACTGCAAACACTGACATTAGAGGTTCTTCTAGCGTTTATAATAACTTGTACTCTGGAAATGTTGTTAGAGTATATCATCCAAATCATGGTATGCAAGCTGACAACAACGTTGTTGAACTTAAAAATGTGAGCCCATCAACTGCTCCAATTAGAATAACAGCAAATATGGGTATAAGTGACAGCACAATTTCTGTTGCTAACACATCATACTTTACAACTTTCGAAGGAATAAGCACTTCTAAAGGATATATTAAAGTTGATAATGAAATTATGTATTATGATGGGATCAATGTTGGATCACTCGGAATCAGTACCAGAGGTGCTGAGGGAACCACTATAACTCCACACTATCTAAATGATCTTGCCTATAAGTATGAATTAAACGGAGTGTCCCTGACAAGAATTAATACAACTCATACTTTACCTAGTACACAAGCACTGAAGAGTATCAGAGATTTTGATGTTTATCATCTAGAAGTTGATAGAAGTGGCAGAAGCAGTGGATCATCACTACTTTCGTTTACTGAAGAAAAAATTTCTGGAGGAACTGATGCCTCTGCTTCTCAGAACTATCAATTTAATATTATTAGACCACAATTTAGTATCTTTACTCCAGGTGAGGGTACTACAGTAAATTCAACTATTGATACAGTATCTGGAACAAGTGCTGGTGGTTCTGAAGTTTCCTTTATATCAAAAGAACCACAAAATATAACTCTTAACGAAGAAAATGTTCTTGATTCTCCAAGATTGATGTGTTCTGAGAAAAATGAATCTGCAAGATTGTCCTCACAAAAATCTTTTACATTAAAAGTAAATATGAACAACGGCGGAGATTCAAATCTATCTCCAGCAATTAATCTCAAAAATGCAAGCGTTGTTCTTGGAAGAAGTAGGGTAAATAATCCTATTTCAGATTATGTTACTGATGCAAGAGCAAATCTTTTAGAGGGAGATCCTCATGCTTCTGTATATATTTCTAAGAAAATCGATCTAAAACAACCAGCATCTTCACTGAAAGTTTTAGTTTCTGCCTATAGAGCATCTGAAGCTGACTTTAGAGTTCTATATCGTCTGTTTAAATCAGATTCTAGTGAAATCAGTCAAACTTACGATTTATTCCCAGGATATGATAATTTAAGAGATACTGATGGAGATGGTTATGGCGATGTAGTTATCGATTCTTCTAAAAATAGTGGAAGACCTGATGCTTATGTAAGACCAAGTAATGATGACGAATTCCTAGAGTATCAATTTACAGCAGATAATCTTGATCAATTTACAGGTTTCGTTATTAAAATAGTGATGTCTTCAACTAATGAAGCAAAGCCAGTAAGATTCAAAGATTTAAGAGTTATTGCACTAGCATAATGATACCAGTTGAAGGGCATAAAAATCTTTTTAGAGATGAAAATACTGGAGCAATTGTTAATTGTGATACATTCGCATATTCTCAATATATTAGAATGAAGGAAGATAGAAAAAAACAAAGAGAAGAAATAGATCAAATTAAGTCAGACATTGATGAAATTAAAACTTTATTAAAGGAGTTTTTAAATGGATCCAGATAAAATTGAACTTGAAAATTTGAGTAAGAATTTTGAATATTTTAAATATTCATCGGAAATAGACAAAATTGATAATGTTGAAGATTTGCGTAATATTGCAAAATCTTATTATAAGTTATACTTGAAACAGCAAGAAGTTTTGGCCAACTTCGATTCGAAGCCAGTATAAATACATTTTAGAACCTGGTTCATACTTAGATGTCGGAAATAAAGGTCAGAGTAGGCCAACAAAACGCCATTAAAGTTCTTTCATCACTAGCGGGTGCAGGCAGTCTTGCTTTAAGTGAACTTACAGATGTAGATGCTTCGAACTTACAAAATGGTATGGTTTTGGTGTATAACAGTTCTACTCAAAAGTGGACAGCGACTCTACAGTTGACCCCCACTAACACTCAAAACTTAGTTGTTGAGGGGGGAACTTTCTAAGATATGGCAAGTATAATTAAGATTAAAAGGTCTACAGGGACCGCTCTACCTACATCTTTAAGTTGGGGTGAACTTGCTTACATAACTGGTATTGGAAGTTATTCCGGAAGTGTTGGGTATAGAGATAGAATTTACATCGCAGATGATGGTTTAAATGTAATTCCAGTTGGTGGATATTATTATACCTCGATGATGGAACATGCTCCAGGAGCAATTGCTGGAGTAACTAATTCAAGAAATTTTGATAATGGAGTTGTAGCAGTTCTTGCTCCAGCGACAAACACAAGTGATAGTACAACATCACTGAAAGTAGATCAGTGGAACGTAGATAACCTTAGATTAGATTCTAATACTTTATCTTCTACCAACATTAACGGCAATATTATTTTAGATCCTGCCGGAATTGGTAGTGTAATTATTCCAGATGATACTTATTTAAATTTTGGTGATGATAAAAACGTAGCAATGCGTTATGATGAAACAACTGATGACAGGTTTGAAATTGAAGGTGCAGACTGGTATTTTGAAAATGGTGTAGCAATTAAAATTGGTGATACGACGCAATCGGACAATAAAGATACTGGTGCTCTCGTAGTTGAAGGTGGGGTTGGAATTGAAAAAAATCTTTTTGTCGGTGGTTCTATAGGTGTTTCTGGAATTTCAACCTTTGACGACATTAAGATAGAAAATAATGTAATATCTACTTTACCCGGAACAACTGAAATTTACATAGATCCATATCCAGATGGATTGAGTAACGAAGGTACAGTAATTATAAAAGGAAATCTTCAGGTAGATGGAAATACAACATCAATTAATTCAAGCACGGTAGACGTAAATGATCCTATTATAATTCTTGGTGACGTAACGAGCAAGAGAACGGTTATGACACCAGTTATAACTGGTGTTTCAACAATCAGATTAGATTCAGTTGTTGGTATTAATACAGACGATGTAATTAGTGGAAGCACATCTTTATCTCCTTCAGGTGTAGGTACTGTTACCTCTGTAGACTCTCCAAATAAGATTATTACTTTATCTCAAGCAGTTATCTCTGGAATATCAACAACCACACAATTAACTGTTACTCACGCTTATGATACAAATACTGATCGTGGTATTGGATTTAATTATAACACTAGCAGTGGACTTTTAAATAATAAAACAGGATTTTTCGGATATATTGATGGTACAAATGTAGGGAGTGCTGCTACACCAAGATCTTGGACTTATATTCCAGATGCCACAATCACAAATAGCGTTGTTACTGGAACTAGAGGATACCTAGACATTAAAGGTATCTATTATCAATCTGGAGATTTTAACACGCATGGTGTTGTTTATTTTGATGTAGACGGACTTCAAACTTCTACTAATAATCCCTCATCTTCAACTATAACTTCTAAACAAGTTTTAGTTGCTATTACAAAAGTTGTTTTAACCTTACCAAGTTCAATTGTAGTTAATACAGGAGATTTTATTAAACAAGATAGTTCAAATGCTTATGGAATTGTTGAAACTGGTGGCACACTCTCTTCTGTAAGTCTTATTGGGGTTGAAGGAACATTTAATACTTCCAACAACCTAAGAAGAGAGGGTAATAACGGACAAATTCAAAATCTTTCTATAGTTCCAAGTTCAACTAATATCATATATACTAACAGACCCACTTGGACTGCAACTCTAGATGGAGGAAATTATTAAAATGAATAATCCTGGTGAAGAGGTTGATATTAATTTTTTGATTAAATCATACCATAGAAAAATATCTGAGTTGTCAAATCAAGTCATTCTTTTAGAAGCAACAGTCCAAACACTTAGAAATGAAATAGAAAAATTGAATAGACCCATAGATAAAGATTTTAAGGAAGAATAAAATGGCAAAACCATCTACCAGGCAAGAACTTATAGAGTATTGTAAAAGGAAACTAGGAGCTCCTGTTCTTGAAATCAATGTCGATGACGATCAAATTGATGATTTAGTAGATGATGCTATTCAATATTTCCAGGAAAGACACTTCGATGGTGTCGAAAGAATGTATTTAAAATATGAAATTACTCAAGCAGATATTGATAGAGGAAGAGGAAGAGAAACAAATGGAGTAGGTGTTGTAACTACCACTGCAACATCTACAAATATTAGTGGATATGGAACAGTAACATCTAATTTTTATGAATCATCAAACTTTATTCAAGTTCCAGATTCAGTAATTGGTATAGAAAAAATATTTAAGTTTGACACTAGTTCAATTTCTGGTGGTTTATTCAGTATTAAGTATCAACTCTTTTTAAATGACTTATATTATTTTAACTCTGTTGAACTTCTTCAGTATGCAATGACAAAAAGTTATTTGGAAGACATTGACTTTTTGTTAACTACTGATAAGCAAGTAAGATTTAACAAAAGACAAGATCGTTTATATTTGGATATTGATTGGGGTTCACAATCAGTTGGAAATTTTATGGTAATTGACTGTTACAGAGCATTAGATCCAGCATCTTTCAGTCAAATTTACAATGATAGTTTTTTAAAGCAATATTTAACATCTTTAATCAAAAAACAGTGGGGTCAAAATCTTATCAAGTTTAGAGGAGTTAAATTACCTGGCGGCATCGAATTAAACGGAAGAGAAATATATGAAGACGCTGTGAGAGAACTTGATATCTTAAAACAAAGAATGGCATCAGAGCACGAATTACCACCTTACGATTTTATTGGATAATGGCTCTTAATCCCTTTTTCCTTCAAGGTTCTTCTTCTGAACAAAGACTCGTTCAATCTTTGATTAACGAGCAATTAAGAATGTATGGTATCGATGTTATTTACATACCAAGAAAGTTTGTAAATAAAAAAACGGTCATACAAGAAGTTCAGTCATCAAGATTTGATGATAATTTTGCGTTAGAAGCATATGTAAATACTTACGATGGATATGGAGGAGCTGGAGATATTCTTACCAAGTTTGGTATGAGTCTGAGAGATGAATTGTTGATTACAATATCAAAAGAAAGATTTGAAGACTTTATATCTCCTTTTTTAACAGGTAGTGATCAAGATGAAATTGAATTATCTTCAAGACCAAGAGAAGGTGATTTGGTTTATTTTCCATTAGGTCAAAGATTATTTGAAGTTAAATTTGTAGAACATGAGCAACCTTTTTATCAACTAGGAAAACTTTATGTTTATGAACTAAAATGTGAATTGTTCGAATATGAAGATGAAATTCTTGATACTGGAATTAGTGAAGTTGATAGAGAACTTGAGGAAATTGGATTTATAACTACTCTTAATATGGTTGGATATGGATACACAGCTTTGGCAAATCCTATTGTTCGCACAGGATATGTAAGGCAAGTATTTTTAAATAATGATGGATATGGATATACTGTAGCACCTGTAGTTGCGATTGGAACTGCCTCTGCTGGAATTGGACATACAGATGCAAGAGCAGTTGCTATAACCACAAGCAAAGGTGGAGTAACTTCTGTTCAGAGATTATTATTTACAAAGGCTGGGGTTGGATACACTGGAGATGTACCACCATCAATCACGTTTATTAGTAATGGTGTTGGAACTGGGGCGGCTGCAACGTGCTCCACAGAAATTCAAAGATACGGAGTTGTTCAAATAGTAATAAGTGATGGTGGAGCAGGATATTCTACAAATCCTGTTGTAACTATTTCTGGACCACCTGGAGTTGGTTCTACTGCACGTGCTGAGAGTAGAATCAATTCTTCTGGAGCCATCGAATCTATATTGATTAGTGATCCTGGAGTAGGATATGATATTAATAACCCACCAGCGATTACAATTGCTGCTCCAGAGGTTCTAACAGGAATTGGAACTTATCAATTTAATGAAATTATTGTAGGACAAAGATCTGGACTTAAAGCTAGAGTTAAATCTTGGGATTCAGATGACGGAACTCTCAAAGTTTCTTTTGTGGGAGCATCTTCAACTCAACCATATTTTTATCCAGGTGAATCAATTATTGGTCAAGAGTCTGGCGCTATATTCTCAGTTAAGACTTATAATCAAAATGATATTTACGATAAATATAGTCAAAATGATGAAATTGAAGAAGAAGCAGACCTTATTCTAGATTTTTCAGAATCGAATCCTTTTGGTACTTATTAATGTTAGGAACTTATTACTATCACGAAATTATTAGAAAAACCATCATTGGTTTTGGAACTTTGTTTAATCAGATAAACATAAAACATCAAGACTCTGATAATAGTACCGTCATTAGTGATTTGAGAGTTCCTCTTGCTTATGGTCCAATTCAAAAATTTCTTGCGAGAATTAGGCAACAAGCAGATTTGAACAAACCTGTACAAATAACTTTACCAAGGATGTCATTTGAAATGAAATCAATACA